CATTACCAATTACACCATTTCTTTTTACTTCGTAAAGCATTTTAATTTCCCCTTTTTACTTTTTCCGCTTTTGTTGAAATAATTACTTTTTCCTTTTTAGGAATAATCGTTACTTTTTCCTTTGCTGGAATATAAGGTTCAACAACCTTTAATCCAATTAGTCGCTTACTATCTAAATCGTTTAATATAACAATATCTCCTACATGACTATGAACTCTATTCAGAATCATTGTACGCAAAACTCGGTATTCCATTTCTCTTTTATTTTAATTAAAAATTGTTCAACTGATTCAAGTTCTTTTAAAGATTGATCTTCTAATTCCAACGCTCTTTTTTTGCATTTATTCCCGGCTTCCAGATACTCCTTTTTGTCAGTCATTAATTCTTTTATTTTTTCTGCCCACGCTTTAATATTATTCCTTTTAATATATATACCAGCATCACTAAGCGATTCTGATAATCCATCGGTCGGATTAGCGATTACCGGAATACCAGAACAGCACGCTTCTATTGCCGTACGCCCCCAGCTCTCATATTCCGAAGGCATGAGTAATATTTTTGTTAATGCATAAATTTCACCGATATTTGGCGTGTTTGCTAAATATTTTAAATTAGGAATAGTGCGATCTTTAATCTGTGCCCCGTACATTCCTTCAATTCCAACAAATTCAAATTCTGGTAATAATTTAGCAAGTTCGATAAATTGCTTTCCACCCTTATTGTCGTTACAATTAATTAGTGTGATATATTTACGAACTCCTTTTGTTTCATAAAGTTTTACCTGCGTATAAGGTCTCAAAATCACTCCCGGATTGTTTCCGTGAGGGCTTTTATCTTTTACATACTGAGAATTGAATATAACAGGAATGTTTTTCTTAGGTCGGAATCCTTGGTCGTGTGTGTTGTGTAGAATAACGGCACATGGGATATTCCAATTTTTACAACAATTCAAAACCAATCCAGTACGATCCAAGTGCGTTAATACTATATCCGCCTTGCGATATTCAGCAAATTCCGTTCCTACTGTTTTTTTGATAAGTTTAACACCTTCAAATTCTGAATATTTAATTTCGTTTGCTATTACCGTACACGTATGCCCACGTGAGATAAGCCATGTAAATATTTCGTGTAAATACCATTCAGCACCAGCATTGTGCATCGGTGGATAAGCGTGAACATGTGCTAATATTTTCATTCTGTTAAAAGATTTTGAGAATTAAAAATACATTCATAATTAACTTCCTGATTTGCTATAAAACTCCACCCGCTTCTTTGAGTTACCAATGTGGGTTTACATATAAACATTTTCATTTTATCAGTATTATTTCTTAACCATTCATCCAAAGGAAAATCTTTCATCGGATCAAAATTCTTTATAATAAAATTAATTGCTTTTTTGGAAAATAAAACCGAATGAGTACACCATGCTCCTGTAACAATATTAAGATGTTTAGAATATGATAAACATTGACTTTTAATATTAGCTCCTAAATAAAGCAAGTCCCAATCTTCCGGCAATTCATGAATTGCATTTTCTACAATTGTTTTAGGATAAGCGGTAAATTGTATATCGTCCTCTAATATTAGTAAAGGTTTTGGACAATCAGCATTTAAATATGATTCAAATACTTTTAAGAATGAATATCCATTAGCCTGCCATACGTTAATATTTTCATCAGCCAAAATACATGGTATTTCGTGAAATGAAATATTAAATTTATTAAGTTCATTTATTAAACATCCTCTACGAATATCGTTTAAAATCAAACATGAAACATTAATGTCTTTAAAACATTCGCCGCCTTTAGGTTTAACGTGAATCCAAGAATTATCAATTTTAACAAAATCGTTAATAAAAAACTCCCTTACTGCCTTTTCGATACCGATCCACATAGGAGAAAAATCATGTCCTCCAATTATTCCGCCAAATTTCAATTTAGGATACCACGCCCGAATATCAGCTAATATTTCTTCATATGAATGCCCTGCGTCAAGGAAAATAAAATCAAATGTTTCATCTGCATACTTAAGAGCTGCTACTGTGCTTTCCATCACCACCGGATGAATAACTTTTTCAACCGGCTTAATATTTCCCTGAAATTCTTCTAAAGAATACGGTTCTCCGCCCAATGCAACTATTTTTGAATTTTCAAATATATCAACACATGTTATATTTTGTTTTTTACCTGAATTTATAATTTCAGTTGCTAAGTATGCAGTTGATTTACCTTTATAACATCCAACTTCTAAAAAGTTTGCTCCATCGCCGAATAATCGTACAACGTATTTGAATATGTTTTCATAATCAAACCAACCATAAATTTTTTGATAAAAATGTAACATTATAATTTTTTTAATATGTTAAATTTTCCGTGATTTACTCCAATATTTCCTGTGCCAAATTCGCCATCGTTTTGCCAACTTTCAATTATTAAAAGGTTATTTTTTTCTGCACAATCTTTTAACTGTTCAAATGTCCAAACGCCTACGTCAATCCAGTGCTTTGGCTCTTTTGATTTTTCGTATAACGGAATGTCTAAAAAAAGCAATCCGCCTGGTTTGATATTTTTTGAAATTGATTCTACAATTTTACAACCGTCAATATATGTGTTATGGATAAATACGGAAATAGTAAAACCTATATCTGCTTTTTCATCTATATTAAAATCTGCCGTTCCGTCTTCGGTAGTTATTCGCTCAATATTTGATTTTGAAATAATCTGATTTACCATTTCAGGAACAAAATCAACAGCGTATACTGTTTTAACAAATTCAGAAAGCGGAATACTAACACGTCCGTTTCCACATCCAAAATCTATAATAGTTAATTTATTGACCTCTTTTGATTGAAACTTTTTGGCTGTCTCTAAAATTATAAATGCTGAATTTTGTCCAGATTCGTAATAATTATCGCCACAATTGGCAGAAATAAAACCGTTACAATTATCGCTAATTGCCGCATCTTTCCATTTTTTTTGTAATTCTTTCATTGATTATTTTAAAAAAGGGCGGGCAAATTACCCGCCCCTGGTTAAATTTGAGAAATTAAAAAGGTTCTGTTATGCCGAACCTAATGCAAGCGCGTTAGCAAATGTTCCGTAACAGAATGCGTTAGCCGAGAATTGAGCAAGCATTAAACGTTCCGAAATATCTACTGTTACAAGGTCGTATTGTACATTATCTGAATCCTGCTCGTAGAATGTAATATTTGCTTGTCTACGATCAAAAATTTGAGCGCCTAACCGGAAGTCGCCAGCTAAGAAATCTCCATCTGTTACTGAGAAAGATTCATAAACAGGAACGCCGGAAACAATAGGTTGCGTGTTAGTCAACAGCCACGGGTATTTAAAATTATGGTCTGCGTCCATAGTTTCCTTCATTTTAATCATCTGATTAGGATGAATCAACAAAGCATTTGCAGCATATGTTCCACCGCTATTTACCTTAATTTGATGAACTGCTCTGTTAAGAATCATAAACTCATCCACGTAAGATGTGGCAAGTTCATCAACATATGAATTAGCAAGAGTGGTAATTCCTTCCTCGCCGGATGTTGCTGAGTAAAGCAATTGCAAATCTTCTTTTTGTTTCAAAAGTTCATACCAACGTGCATTGATATATGTTACAATTCCGACAACATCCTCCAAAAGTTCACGTGAAACTTTTAGGAATGTGGCTATCTTTTGAACATTGAACGATTTCATCCCAATTGAAAAATCAGATTGAACTTTCTTTGCTCCTTCGGCTACACGTCCTAAAGTGTTGGTGATTGCGGATTCGTACGGAAATTTTATTGAATTACTGGTAGTTGTTCCAACCGGAATCACATCACGAACATGGAAGCGATACGGAGCAGGATATTGCATACCTAAATATTGAGGCTGAACAACCCCTGCCGTTTGTCCAGATACAAGCACTGTACCGGCATCTTTATGCTGCAAAAACGATGTTTCAAGGTTAATGCTAAATTTCTGACCCTTTGAATTTTTTGCATATGCTTTATAAGCATCAGTATTCAGCGACTTTTCAAGTTCAGTTGCTGGCGATTGAAATTTCTGTTCTGGTTTCTGGATGGCAATATTCATCAAATCGAGTTGCTTTTGCATCTCAATAGACTGCGCCACCATCTTTTGCAGTTCGGCTTTAAATTCAACGGTCAATTTTTCGCCGTCGGTTGCCTTTTTATTTGCTTCCTCAATTCGGGTATCAATTTCTTTTTTTAATTCTGTGGCATTTTTTTCAATTAATGCCAAAAGTTCTTTATCCATTATTTGGTTCCTTTCAGTGTTTGATAATAGTTATTAATAAGTTGTATGTGTTCTTTGCGGCTTTCTGCTTCTAAAGTGAGTGCCTTTTGCGCCTCGGCTTCCGATTTTAAAAGTGCTGTATTATATAATGATTCAAGTTTTTTTAATGAATATTCGAATTGCTGAAATGTTTCATCTGTCAAACCTGATAATTTTAGCGCCTTAGTTGTGCGTTCAATTTCTTTAGCAAAAAATGAGATTTCTTCTTTTGTTGATTTAAATCCGGTAAACGGAGTATTTTCATTCGCTCCCCATGTTACCGTTGAGCCTTCCCATAATTTTATTTCCGTAATTGAACGAACACCGGTATTTTCATCCTGTGATGATTTTATTACCTGAATACCTACCGAATGCTCATCATATGTGCCCGATTCATATAACGCAAGAGTGTCATTACCATATGATGTATTTGCTATTATCGTTTCAAAATATAAACCGATAGAATCCTCTTTTAAAATTTCAGGCTTTCCAAGAGGTTTATATGTATCATGTTGCAATAAATGCTGAATGCGGTTTTTCCCTGAACGTCCCCATTCCTGAATAGCTTTCGAGTAAGAGCCTGGCATAATTATGTCATTGTCAGAATCTACATTCCCGAAAGCTGAAAAATAGCCAGATATTTTACGACTTTTAACGTCAACATCTTTGACTACTGCATTTGATATGTTTTTAAAAATTAACATAGCGCAAATATATTTTAGTTTTTAATTCTATGCAATTATATTTCATAATTTATTCAGTTCCAAATTGTTCATCAAAAGCAGCATCTTCTGCGGATGTGTCGTAAACAATAGTACAACGGCAATTAATTACATTACCCGATGAGCCAGTTGGATCACCCGGAAACTCCAATTCCTCCCCGGTCTGCAAAAAAGCATCGTTCATACCAACAGATTCACCATCGCAATTAATATGATCAAATTCATCATTCATACCCAAACCACGAACTTTGTCATCTTTAGTTGAAAGCCATTGTTTGTTTATATTTAATCCTGTTGCCTTAGCCCCTTCTAAACTACCCATATTTGACGCTGATATTACCTCCGTTCGTGCTATTCTTTCAGCACGATAAGTATCGGTAAATCCTATCTGATCTTTGATAATTTTTGCCATATCTTTAACAGAAATTCCATCCTTAATACCATTTTCAACAGTTTCGTTAACTATTTTTTTAAATATCTTTTCTGTTGTTTCGGTAATTAAAGTTATCCGCTTACCGAATTTATGATTTACTTGTTCTATTATTCGTCTTGACCATATAGCGTTATAATCAATAGATGGTTCTTTGTATTTTAATTCAATTCCCTGTTTTGCTGCTTTTACCGATAAATTTTTAAATGTAGTTTGGGCGTATGATTTACCCACGTTTTCGTAAAGATAATAAAATGCTTTTCGAATGTGAGTATCTTGTAATTTACGTTCCGAAGCAACAATTAATTCATGTGTTTGATCAACATCTGAAATATAATCTAAAAATTCATATAGATACGCATTAAGAGCTTGTTTAAAAACCCCTCTATATTTTCTCACAAATGATTCACGGCTCCGGTTTATGGACTTCCAATAAATTACCCGTGCCGGTTCGTTGTCCTTACTTATAATCATTTATTTGATGCCTTGCTAAAATTTCCTCACCTGTATTTATATCTTCAACTCCCATTTCAGAACTTGGAATGCCAGTCATCGGAAACATAATATCATCCATTTGCGGAATTTCCGAACGTTCAAATCCTGATTTAATTCTTTTCTCATTCCCAGTTAACCACCATGCTTGCGCTAAAGCTCCCACCAGCGTGGTTAAATCATCTTGCAATTCCTGAAATACGGTAATATCATAATCAACTATAATATTTTTACCCTCTTTTTTTGCGAATTTGGATATTATATTACGATTAAATCCCGCTGTAAATTTGTCCAAAAGTGGCAATATACAATCTGTAATAGCCACCTTTCGCATAGGTTTAATATTTGCATATTGACTTGAGTCGCCATCATTTAATAATCCAGCGGGATAATGATAAATATTAGCTATATCTCTCATCGACATTTTTTGAGATTCAATAATGGCAAGATCAACAGGAGAAAGTCCTATCTGATTCCATTTAAGAGCTGCGGTAGTCGCTATTAATTTTCTTGCATTTTCCGTTCCTGAATTATCCTTAAGTAATCCCTTTAATTGTTCAAGTTGTTCCTTTGTTACTGACGATTCACCAGTATCTCTACTGATGAATCCAGCGGGAGCCTGGTTTTTAAACGCTGAATACAAACTAAGATATGAATCATTATTCGCAGCAACTGCATACATTCCTGCCTGAATAGGCGACATTCCGTAAAGTTGATTACCCGTAATTGTAAAATCTGGATTAAAGGTTTTCATATGCCAAACTTTTTCAGCAAGTAATTCATCTGTAAAAATTCCTTCAACCTGAAAACCATGTATCGGATTTAGTACGCCACCACCTACAATTCGAGTAT